TTAGGGAACGTATTATTAAATCTAGGCTTATCTGTACTTGGGTCTGTATAGAAACATCCCATAAATACTCCTCTTATAGCGTCGCCCGCTGTTGCAACAACGACAGTACCGTCGTTTGCTTGTTTAACTGGATCTCCAGTAAAAATTCCGCTTGCGCCACTTGCAATAGAGTATTTAGTTGTACCAGTAGTTCCGCCTGGGGCAGAACCAACTTTTGCTATTGGTCTTAAACCAAACGCTTGGTCTATGTTAGCCATAGTAGTCTCCTAAATTATTTCAGAGACAATGATCTTACCAATTAAGACTTCTTGCCCCCAAAAGTTACTCTGCTCTGCCTCTCTTGTGAGATTGGCATGCTTGGGTGCTCTTCTTTGTGGAGATCATTTTCAATAGCTACCGTCTTGTCATTTGTAAGATTACGAAAATATTCATCTCGATCCTCTTTAATTTCAACAGGACAACGCATTAAAATTAATCCGCCAACTCCTATAACGCCTTTGTACTTTCCGTCAGCAACAGATGGAAGGTCCATTCGATCCGGGTATTCATCTGCTCTTACAAATTCATAACCGCTTCGAAGTCTGCCAATAATATTTTTTTCATCGGCCATTCCTCTATACTCAGATCGTACCCACCTATGACTAAAACCATCAGGTGGTTCTGGCGCCTCTAAGTTTGAAGGGGGTACCCAACCCCTTTTTCTAGCAGTTTTCTCACGACTCACTGCTTTGCGTGAGGGTAGTTTATCTATTCCTTTTGTAGTCATTTACGCCTCCTTCACGTGTTTTGCGTACTCTTCAAGTGGCACACCTAATTTTTTAGCGATTGCAATCTGCGAGGGTGTGAGTCTCACAGTACGGCGTCCAGCTTTTGTCGATCTATTTGCAGAGGCAACCGTTTGGACGACTCGGTTACTCTTGTCTTTTTCCTCTTCTTTAAATTTATGAGGAAACTCTTTTTTAATTCGTTTGTCAAGTTCACTATAATACTCATCTGACTTTCCGTCAAATCCTTCTTTATTAATCATTTCTTCATGAATTGCCATAGCAGTGTAAGTCATACCTCTATCTTGACCAAACCATGAATTTTTTTCAGCCCATGCTTCAGCTTTAGGGTCTGGTTCTCTTGGTTGCTGTTGTTGAGGTTGTTGTTTTTGCTCAACAGGTTCTTGTTTTTTTTGATTTTCTTTTTGAGCCAAAGTCATTTTAGCTCTTTCTTCTTCAATTGTTAATTGAGCAATTCTTCTTTGTGCTTCCACTTGTTTTTTTGAATCACCATCTTCAATTGCTTTTGAAAGTAAACTTTGAGCTTTTTCTAATTCTGAAGAAACTCTAGCTGTATATTCTTTTAAATAACCTTCATCTACTTGAGTAACTTTCTTTAAAGCTTGATCCCTTTCAGTTTTGACACTTTGAGCAAAACTTAAGGCTTCCTTTTCTCTTCTTTCAGCCTCTCTTAATTTGTATGTAAGTTTATCAATCCTTTTTTTTACGGCTGCAGAATACTCCTCCTCTTCTTTATTTTCTTCCTTTACTTCTTTAGCTTGTTTTTCCTCTACTTTTTCTTCTTCTACAGTTTCAACATTATCTTTATTTTCTTCTTTAATTTCGATATCCATAGATTCACCAGATGTGTCTATAGGCACCATTTTGTCTTGTTCAGACGCTACTTGAGGTTGCATAGTTTTCTCCATGTTCATAATAAGTTCCTTGGTAAAATATCTCGAGGATCATCTACAGTAGCTATGATCTCATCTTCGTTTACAATTCTAAGTTCTCCGTCTTCAATCTTAATTCTAGATCCAGCATATGATGTTATTAAAACCCAATCACCCTCTTTACACCAGGGTTTACCGTCTGGATATCTTTCTTTGTCTTTGTAAGCTAAAGGCCCAACTTTTAAAACTTTACAAATATTTGTGGTCATTTGTGACTCAGCCACTGTATCGTCAGTTAAATACAAACCGCTTTTTGTTTTATTGTTTAGTTTTAATGGAAACAAAACTAGTCTCCAACCCGTAGGAGTGGGTATTTTTTCAAGTTCTTTTTTTTCTTTCTCAGCTTGCTTATTATCCCAAATATGTTTTGGTACTATAAGTTTAGGTTTAGTCATCTTCGAGCTCCGTTTTCTTTAGCAGGTCCGTGAGTTCCTGTATTTCTTGTTTTAATGCTGCATTTTTACCAGTCAAATATTTATAATCTGACCAATCTTTACACAACCCACTTGTTATAGACTCTTCTACTGCCTTTTGTCTATCTATTAATTGTTTTTTATAAGCAGAAAAAAAATTTTCTAACCGCATGATTTCATGAGGTCAGCTAATTTTTTGCAACGATTTGGAGTTTGTTTATTCCATCTGGAGTCAAGCATCTCATATGATGCCCCAACAAAATTACCTTCTTCTAGGCATTTCCACATATTTTTAAATTTTGCTACGCCGTATTTACCAAGTTGAAAACACATTTCTGACAAAACATGTTCAGCTGTGTCTGGCAAAGTATGAACGCCATTTTCAACCATTAATTGTTTAGCTTGATTTATTGCTTTGCCAAGATCTTTATCAAAAACCTCTTGTAACTCTTCCTCCGTATATTCTTTATCTGGTAAAAAAGGATCTGTATGAACCACTTTATGTCCCCAGCCTATGGTGTCAAAACCCTCTGTGTCTTGATAAATTTTATTTCTAAATCCTTCACTTAATTTAACTGATTCAGCTAATTTTTCATAACTCATTATACTTTTATCCTACTTTTAATTACTTTTGATAAGGTTTTAGCTTGTTTTGCATGAGTGTTAGAAGCTTTTTTTAAACCTTTAATTACTTTTTTTACTTTTTTCTTTTGTGCTTTTTTCATCTTTTTCTTGTCTTTTTTTCAACACCTTTAATTACGCCTTTGTTTTTAGACGCATAAAAAACAGCCTTTGCGTCTTTGCCGTATGTTTTTTTCATAGATTTCATAATCTTTTTTCCTTTCTTATTTAACGGCATTATTTTTTTACTTTACCACCCCTTTTTAATCCTCTAGCTTTAAGTGCTTTTGTTGCAGCAGCTAGACCACCTTTTTTCATAAAGCCCATTTTATTTCTAACAGCCTTTGGTAATTTAGGTAGTCCTTTATTTGATTTTGGAACAGGTTTTAAATTTTTTTTCATAATATTCTCCTACTTTTTTTTAAACATTCCTATTGCGCTAGATCCCGCCTTGATGCCGAAGCTGGCAGATATCGCTATATACAACAAATTATGATAATACGACGGTAGGTCTTGCAAAGCGAGGAACCCTTTATGTACATGATCTTGTAAAGGCGTAAATACTAAAACGGCTGGAAGTAGTAAAACAATTAATGCTACCTCATCTTTCCAGCTGCCTTTCATTTGGTCAACGGCACTTTCTACAAAACCCTTGACGCCATCAGCGACGACGCCAAGTAAGGGCTTTGCTAATAATTGCCAAACCATTAATTTATATTGCTCCTATTATAATAATTACAATTAATGCTACTATACCAGCTTTAATCCAGTCCTTCATACTCCAGTCTGACCACTCTTTTAAGTGGTCCCATAGATCTGTTAAAAGTTTCATAGAAACCTCCTTTTTAAAAATCGAAGTATACTACTTAACGCCTTTGAATGGAACTTTTTTTATCTGCATTCTACTAGTTTGCCCTTGTGGTCCTGCACCTTTATTCTGCTTTACAACGAACGGCGAAAAAGTAATCGCAGCATCTGAAGCTACAACAGGGTTTGGAAAAGGATTTTTAAAAGGCACTTTTGTCATTTTTGCGTTTTTAAATTTCATATCTACCTCAATGTTTTGTTGGTTTAGTATCGTTTAATTCTTGTAAAGCATGTTGTATAAATAGTAAAGCATCGTCTTCCGAATAACCTTTACCATGAAACAAGTCCTTAACTTTTACAATAAATACCTCAGCCATTACTAAAGCTGAAGTTTTGCTTTTCACGTGAAGTTGGCAAAAATCATCTGCCTTCTTCAAGAAAACTTCAAATGTTTCTTGTAATTCATTATCCATCATATCAACCATCCTTAATAAAATTTGTTGATGGTTTTGATTTTTTCAAGTTTACATTAGCACGCAACTGAGCAATGTCCTCTTGTGATTCTATTCTTGCATTATCTATCTTATCTTTTTGTTGGAGTTTTTGAGCCTCAAAGCCTAACTTTTGTTGATCCATTTGTAGTCTAGCTTGGTCTCTCAAGGCTTGTTGTTGTAGCTCTTGTTGTTTTAATTGAATAACTGGGTCTGGTTTTCCTTCTCCAGAAAGTTGAGTTTGAAGTTGTTTTACCTCTTGTAAAAATTGAGCTTCTAAAACAGCGATTTGTGCATCTTTTAATTTTACTGCTTCATCACCATTTATTGGCATGTTCATAGAATCTTCTGCACCTTTTACTTGTTCGCCGACAGCTTCAATTGCTTTTAAACTTATGTGTTGCATAATGTGTTTATTCAAGTCTATTGCTATTTGAGGCATCAGTTGAATTATAGGCGAAAGAGCAAAAACGATATGAGCTTGTATATGTGCATCATGATTTTGTCCCTCGTATGCTTCTATTTTATCCATATCAATTAATCGTTGATTTTCTTCAGTTGGGCTCATAGGTTCTGGTTTATCTAACTTCATAATTTTATCTATGTCGTTGACACCAAGAGCTTGATACATTCTTTTGTAAGCCTCTTTAACATTATGAATTTGTGGTGCACTTGTAGCTAGTTGCAGCTGAGTTTGTGCTAACTGTATTCTTTGTGCCATAGAAAATATATTTGGATCGGCCACAGGTATTATATCAACTCGGTCGTCAAAATCAGATTGTTTTATAGATCTATCTGCCCCTACCACTTGATAAGGGTATTCTTCTGGAAGATAAGTTCTAATTACGTCTGCTAATAATCTAAATTCTTTTGTCATTGAATAGTACATTCTTTTGTGAATGCTACTCATGATTCGTGATCCACGTTCAAGTAGAGCTATTGTAGTTCCAACAGGTGCTCCTTGATTTGCATCACCTACTTGCATGTCTGCAATTTGAGCAAATCGTTGTCCAGCTTGAACAACAAATCCTAGTAAAGCAAATAATGTTTGACTAGGTTCTTTGTAAGGTAACGGCATTAATCCATCACGGATGGCGCCACCCGGAGCATCAACATCTCTAAATTCACCAGGTTGTAACGGATTATCGTCATCCCGAATTCTAAGACCTCTAGCTTTAAAACCAGCTGGTAAATTTGACAACGTACCAGCATCAATCAGTTGACGAAGAGCTTGCGTTGCTGTTCTTGTTAAACCGCCGATTAAGTGTATTAAACCAAATCCATAAAAGCCAAGTCCTGGTAAAAACTTATAATGCACAAAATATTGTTTTTTCTTTTTTGTTTCATCGTCCTCATCGTAGTTTCTTCTAATAGATAAAACCTTTCTTGATTGCTCATCTATTGTAACGATATAAGGAACTTTAATTCTTTTTTCACTGTCATCTACCGTATCATTAAATTCATCAAGATCTAAGTCTACATGAATTTCTAACAATGTATAATCATATGATTCACCAGTAGGTTGCACTCCGTCTAGTTGATTTATTTTAGCTTTTACATCATTGGAACTATATGTACCATCTTCTGGTGAAGGTGTTGTTAAAGCAATGTCTGAGTAAAATCCAGCAGCTTGCTTTTTTCGAATATCGTTTTCTGATTGTTTTACAACATGAGTAATTCTTTCACATGAATCTAAATCACTTGCTGTGTAAGGCACAACAAGATCTTCAGCTGGAATAAATTTTGACACTGCTCTTTCCAATTGAGCATCGTAATAAACTTTTTTAAATGTTGAACCACTAAGTGGAAGATAAAAAAGCATTTGATCTAGTTCAGGCGTATACTCTTCCATTACCGTAGTGATTTGATAATTCATAAATTCTTTTACTCTTTGAGATTGTTCATACTTATCTTGCGTTTCTTTACCCATGATACGAGTACGAACAGGTCCGTCTGATGGCATCATTTCTTTGTATGCTGTTGCACTGAACTGCGTTACGGCTTCCGCCAACAAAGGATGATTTACACTACTTGCACCTTGAAACGGTTTGGATCTCTCTTCGTATTTAAATCCTAATAAATCTAAACCTCTTGTGTAAGATCTTGACCAATCATCTCTAGATGATTTATCATTTTCATAATCGTCTATCAGTTGCGAAGATAATCTGTTTAATTGATCATCATCCATGTTATCAGCAAGGTTATCATAAAAATCTTGATCCACGTCCAACGGTTCGGTGGACACGGTAGTTTCTTCAGAAACAATTTCTATATCAATCGGTGTCTCATTTTCGATAGCATCTTCCAATGCTTCGCCGACAACGGCATCAATTCTTTTGTCAATATTATTTTCTGCCATGATTTTTTATATCCTATTCATCATAATTAATCTAGTCATTAGTAATACTCATAAACTTTAGGTTCTTTTGGTTCTTCTTCATAATCATCACGAAGAGAAACAAAGTTACCTTGTCTATATCTCATTAATGCTTGAGTCATACTGTCAACCAAATCATCGTGTTCACCATATGGAAAAGCCGCACATTCTTCAATCATTTCTTCCGCAAAATGTTTTTCTGGAACCCATACTTGTCCAGATTCAAAAACAGGCGCAACCGCATTAACTCTTGTAATTTTATCATTACCTTTAGACGGAGAAAAACTTACTACAGGTATGCCTACTTGTCTGAGCTCTTGAATCAATGGTTGTCCACTTGCTTTTGCTTCAACGATAATCGTTTCTGGTTCCCAATATTTATACTGTTCTAAGGCTATTTTTTTAAGCTCTGGAAAATCCCAGCGATCTTTTATGCAATCTAATAAAATAATATTATCTCTAGAAAATTCTGTTCTAAAAACTCCCCACGTGCTTATTGCACTAAAATCAGCAGAGGTTTTCTTACTAAACGCAGTATCATAACTTTGAATGACGTGACGCAGCTCTGGCACATCTTCTCTTTTCCATTTTTTCCACCATTCACGTTTAATTATCGCTCCTTCTTCTGATGTTGGCTTTTGTTGATACTGAGCTTCCCAAGACATTACTGGTAAATTGGCTTGTATTTTTTCTAGTTCTTCTTTTTTCCAATATTCTGGCCATATTGGTTTTCCACTTGGTAATATTGCTGGAAACTCTATGACTTCCCATTGATCAGCCTTAACTTCAGCTTGTTGTCTCATTAATCTTCCAGTTAAATCCCTTTCAGACCATCTTGTCATTACAACAACTATTGCACCGCCTGGTTGCAGTCTTTGTCTTGGTCCAGAAACGTACCAATCAAACGCCTTATCAAAACTTGTATCCGTAATATTTTGTTCTGAATGAGGATCATCAATTATTAACAGATCTGCACCACGTCCAGTTATTGCACCTTCAACACCAGCACCGAAATACTCTCCTCCATGATTTGTTTCCCATCTTCCAGACGCTTTACTATCCGCACGAAGATGAACATTTTTAAAAATTTTTAAATATTCTTCATCATTCATTAAATTTCTCATTTTTCTGCCAAATCTGTAAGAAAGTTCTGCTGTATGTGTAGCTTGAATAATTTTAGTTTTTGGTTTTTGTCCCATTAACCAAGCAGGAAATAGGTATGAGGCAAACTCTGACTTTGTATGTCTAGGAGGCATGTTAACAATCAACCGTTTTAATTTACCAGATGCTATTTCTTCAAACTTTTTGGCTAAAACATTATGATGATAACCATCAATAAACTCTGGCCAGACTTTTTTAACAAAATGCATGAAGCTTGATGCAGCTTTTTCGTTATCGTCTTGAAGTCCGATGGCTAACATTAGCCTTAATTCTTCATCTGAATACTTTTCGTAAATATTATTTTCGGTGGCCATTGGGACTCCTAGGCCTTTTTACACAAAAAAAGGGGTATACCCTAGAAAAATCGCTTCCATATGAAAAATTGCTGGCTGAATATTTAAAACATGATCGCAAGCGCTTGCCATACACAACGCCTGGCATTTCCAGGTGGTCATAATCGGCGAAAAACGGCCATTTTTTTAAATATTCGTAAGTACCTAGCCATTATTTATAAAAAACGGCTAATTT